CTGCATGAGGCGGCGCCTACATGGCTGCTAGCGCAGACCGCATAAACGCAGCCACCGACCGGCTAGACAGCCTCATGGAAGAGGCCGATGCTCGCATGCGTGCGGCCATCACCAGTGTGTTCCAGCAGGCTAGGCTTGGGATGGCGTTGGGCACCATCACCAAGCTGGTCGCCTCCATGGCGGAGTTCGGCACCGAGGGCGAGCTAGGCGAGGTCTTGTCAGCCGACATATCGATGGGCAACCTCAGCGAGGCCATGACCGAATCCATTATGGCCGAGATGATGCCGTTGATGGACCGGTCCTTCGACAGCGGCGCCATCGACGCCATCATCCACATGCCGAATGCAGCGGCGATGTACACGCTTGATCCCAAGACCGGCGTCCCAGCCCGGGTTCTGAACCCGCTGTCCCAGGCGCATCTGGCTTCATCCGAGCTAGCCATCAAGGGCGCCTCCAAGGGCGTGATGTCGAAGGTGCAGGCTAGCCTCACTACTGGGTTTGCGGAGGGCGAGCCGATTCCTAAGCTGGCCAACCGGGTGATGCAAGCCGGGATCGACTCTCTTCCGGGCGCAACCTCGATCGCCCGCACCCAGGTGGTGCAAGCCAGTAACGCCGGGTCGATGGCCCAAGCTCGACTGTTCGCCCCCTATGGCCAGGTTACCAAGGAATGGCTGAACACCAGCGACCGGCGCACCCGAGCGTCCCACGTCAGGGCTGGTGGCCAAGAGGTCGGCCTGGACGAGAAGTTCGTGGTCGGCGGCTGGCATCTGGATTTCCCGGGCGACCCGACGGGGCCACCGTCCGAGGTCCGCAACTGCCGGTGCACAGTCCTGTTTGAAGAGGCGCCGATAACGGACGTGTTGCCTCCGCCCGAGCCGAATGCCGTCCCGCAGACGCTCCCGTCCGACCTGCCCGAAGAGCGGGTTGAGGGCATGACGCTGGAAGAGCGGCAGCAGTGGGTCGCTGAGAACCTCGATGATTACATCGGTAAGGACTTCACCACCAGGTTGATCAGCAACAACGGCGGCGACGTCCGGGACTTCATCCAGTCCGACCTAGACGTCGAGGACTGGCTGAAGCAGAACGGGATCACCAAGCTCTACGATAAAGACATCGTACCCGAGCAGGTGATCAACCTGGGCAACGCCCGGACCAATATCCGCAGCCAGATGGCGGCAGAGTCGATTCACCCCGAAATCCGCACGTTCTTCGCCGAACAGAACAAGAGCGCCAGCTTCTTGGAGCGGCGCAACCAGGGCGACCTCGGCGGGTTTGAGCGCTACCTGAGCGACCTGATCGCCAAGGGCGACGACATGTCGATCGACAACTTCCGAGGCGCCTCCCACTACTACGGGTTCGTGGTCGACGACCAGGAGCTTACCGACCTGTGGACCAAGCAGCTATCCTGGAGCCGTGGACACTCGAGTGACCTTGAAATCCACGGCGGCGACCTGACCCAGGGATTTCGGCAGTTCTCCACCTGGGCCGATCAGGACGCATGGTACGACGAGCACTTCGGCGCTTCCTGGGAGAAGGGCCGTAAGACCACTATCAAGAAATGGCTCACCAGTACCAAGGGCGACAACGACATGATGATCAACGCCTACAAGCGGGGGTTGACCGAGGACGAGTTCAATACCATGGTGGAAGAGACCCGAGCGGCGCTACCCAGTTACGAACAAGCCGGGTTCAAAGCCGGGTCGTATAAGGACGTCCAGGCCATGGCCGCCAAGATGGACAGGCTCATGGAGGATAGCGTCCTGCCGGAGGACACGATCCTGTGGCGTGGTCTCGCCCGCAACACCGACGCCGGAGCGGATAACACGCTGTTCGACGCCATGGATTCCTACATCGAGGCGCACGGCGACCTGCGGGGGTTTGAGTTCGCCGATAAGGCATACCAGTCCACGTCGGTGGACCCTCAGGGTACGGCGATGTTTAGCGGCGGGGGCGCTGGAACGGCAGGCGGCGCCCTGTGGAACGAACGAGACATCGCCCAGGTGGGCAGGCCCAACCTGGTCATGCGTATTCTCGCCCCTGAAGGCACCCATGCTGCTCCTGTGTGGAGGGCTGCCACATCCTATGACTTCGAACGGGAGGTTTTGCTTGCCTCCTGTACGACCTTCAGGGTAGTCTCGCATGATATCATGGGGCTGAGGAACAATCAGGCCCATCGAGTCACGGTTGAGCTTATCCAAGGGGAGTGCCCGCCGTGAGCAGCATCATTCAGAAATGGGCTTACCTATCCGGGATGTCGTTTAAGGGCGACGGCGGATGGCAGGTCGTCCCTGCAACCAAGGGCGATAACCCGATCCTGCGTACTCTCGATCCACTTACACTCGTTGCAGCAGCGGAGGCACCAATGCCCTACCACGTCACCCAAGATGCCGAGGGATGCGACGGCTGGGCTGTCGTCAAGGACGCAGACGGCGAGGTCATGGGCTGCCACGCCACCGAGGCGGACGCCAACGACCAGATGGCTGCCCTGTATGCTAGCGATCCGGAGGCCAGTCTGGAGATGGCGGCAAACGTGGCGCCCCCGTTCCAGACCGGCGAGGAGTGGCGGGCTGTGGTGGCGCCCGAGGGCGTCGAATCTGGCGACTTCCCTCGACGGGAGTTCGCTCCCAACAGCCTCACCACTCGGGAGCTTCCGCTGCCGCTGCGGGATGTGGTGACCGACACGGGCGGCCACAACGGGGCCGTGATCGTTGGCTCCATGACCCGGCAGCTTCGGCAGAACGGCAAGGTCTGGGCGTTTGGGCACTGGGACACCAACCCCGATGCGGTCGAGGCCCGACGCATGGTCCAGACCGGAATGAAGCGATGGGTGTCCGTTGACGCCGACGACATCGAAGAATCGGACGTCGAACTGGTCTTCCCGCCCGAAGCGGAGATGGACGACGAGCTTGGCATGATGCTTGCCATGCCGGAGAAGGAGCTTTACCACCACGCCCGCATCGCTGCCTTGACCATGGTCCAGATTCCTGCCTTCCAGGAGGCTGTGATCGAGGACATCAACATGGACACCCCGGCGGCGACCGGCTCCCCCGAGACCGACACCCCCGTCTACCGGGTCGACGAGTCCGAGCACAGCGGCGCCATGGTCGCCCTGGTCCCCGATCCGGATTCGATCGACCGGCTGGCCGTCGAGGGCGGACTTACCCCCGATGAACTGCACATGACGTTGGTGTACCTCGGCGATGCCGACGCCCTGGACGAACCGGCACGGGCAGCGATCCTCGCCGCAGCCGAGGGCCACCAGCGCACGGGGCCGGTCGCAGCCAGGGCATTCGGAGCAGCGATCTTCAACCCCGATGGGGAAGACCCTGCCTCGGTTCTGGTTCTGGAGGCCAACCAGGCCCATCAGATCCGGGCCGACCTGATCGCCCAGGTCGAACACCTGATCCCCGAGGACGCTCACGACTTCATCCCCCACACCACCCTGGGCTATCTGAACGAGGGCATGTCTTCGGCCGCCTTCGAAGAGGCGGTCTCCAAGGTGGGCGACGTCACCTACGACCGCCTGCGGGTCGCCTTCGGAGGCGACATCACTGATTACCCGCTCGATACCGAGGACCTGGGCCTGGTTGCTTCGGCGTTTCCGGTCGACCCGCCGGAGGAATGGTTCCAGAACCCCAACCTCGACGGCCCCACCCCGTTCACGGTCGACGAGTCCGGCCGGGTGTATGGCCACCTGGCCACGTGGGGGACCTGCCACACCAGCATCCAGAACGCATGCACCACCCCACCCCACGAGGACGAGTTCTCCTATTTCCAGCTTGGGGAGGTAGTGTGCGCCTCGGGACAGCGGAAGCCGGTCGGGCAGATCACGATGGGAACTGGTCACGCCGGGGCGTTCCTGAAGCAGCTTGCTGCGGCGGAGCACTACGATAACACCGGGACGGCCGTGGCCGACGTCGCTGCCGGTACTGATTCACACGGGATCTGGCTGGCTGGTGCTGCCCGGCCGGGTCTGAGCGAACCCCAGCTACGGGCACTGCGAGCCGCCAAGCTCAGCGGCGACTGGAGGAAGTTCGGCGGCAAGCTCCGCCTGGTTGCCGCCCTGTGCGTCAACGTCCCCGGGTTCCCGATTCCCCGACCGACCATGGGCATGAACCATGGCGAGCAGGTCTCCCTCGCTGCTTCGGGCGTGGTGGTCGAGGCGGTCGAGGTTCGGTCGCCAGACATCGGCTTGCTGGCCGAGCGTGTGGCGGCTAGCATTGGGCGAGACACCAAGAGCCAGATCAACGATCTGGCCGCTCGACTCGGGAGGTAGATGTGGCTTGCGGTAGTTGCGGAGGCGCCAAGGCCCGCCAGACCATCACGTCAGCAGACGCCGAGGCCATGCGGCAGGCCAAGGAAGCGGGGGACAAGTACCTGGTGACGGCCCCGAGCGGAGACACCCTGTACTCAGGGTCGAGCTACACGGCGGCTGCTCGTGCCCGGCGCAGCGTCTCCGGCGCTGCGATGGTCAGCGTCCGGTCCGGCTGATGTGGGCGTTCGCTAAGTGGTGTGGGCGGGTGCTCCTATGGTTCCTGTTCCTGCCTGTGGGTCTGTGGCGGTCCTACCGACACGGCGCCACCAAGCGGACGGTCAAGGCGGTACGGGACAACATGTATCCAGTGGATGAACTCGCTGATTGGCGTGATGTGGGCCGGATGCCGCCCCCGCCCCCGCCACGGCATACTTGACGTATACGACGGGCGGAATCGAGATGGCGACAACTTCCGACATCGTGCTGGCCGCTGTGACGGGCACCCCAGCGATGGTCGCTGCTTTCCTCGCTTACAGAGCATCGCAGCATGCTTCTGAGGCGAAAAAGGAAGCCAAAGCAGGCCGCATTATTGGGCAAGCGATCGACAAGGCCGTCAACTCCCGACCGCCTGGCCAATCCACGATCGGTGACGACGTGACGTCGATCTTGGAACGACCGGCCGACTACCCCACACCACCCGAAGCTATTACTTGACACGGGGGCAATCCTCGTGTTTTAATGGGGGTATGGAGACCACCAACACCACCTGCAGCGGATGCTGGGACGAGTCCTGCACCGATTGCAACCCCGAGCAGAAGACCGAGGCCAACGGCTGGCACGGCACCCCGAGCGCCCTGCATGGTCGTGGATCCGCCATCGTCAACCCGGCGTCTGAGAAGCAGGTCGACTATCTGCGGTCGTTGTGCACTCGGACCGGCGAGCCGATGCCCGCCCTGCCCATCGCCAAGGCCGAGGCCAGCCGCCTGATCGACCGCCTGGTCAAGCTCCCGAACAAGGCGGGCACGACCGGCGCCAGCGACGCACAGGCTAACTTCATCCGCTCCCTGTGGGCTGACAAGGGCATGCCTGGCGACGTCGAGGCCGTCATCGCCGCCCTGCCCGACAAGCGCACGGCCAGCGCCATGATCGACAACCTCAAGTCGCACGAATCGTTGCGTCCCGAGCGCCCCCAGGCCGCCGAGCTTGAGGACGGGATCTACAAGATCGACGGCCAGGTCCGCAAGGTCTACCACACCGTGCATGGCAACAACACCCAGGTCGCCAAGGCGTGGGACGAGGACAGCCGGAGCTTCGAATACGTCGGCAAGCGTGGCCTGAAGGGCCTTACCCCCGCCCACAAGATGACTCTGGCCGAGGCCGTCGAGTTCGGTTCCATCTATGGGATCTGCTGCAACTGCTCCCGGACCCTAACCGATGAGCACAGCATCGAAGCCGGAATCGGCCCGGTGTGCGCAAAGCGGTTCGCATGAGCCAGAACGCAGCCGACCGGGGGGACTGGAGGGTCCCCCCGGCACTTCCTCACGGCCCGGTCTACGATCCTCCTCGGGTGATTTGGAGGGATCCCAAGTACTGCAGCCAGACGTGCATCACAGCGGGCGATTTGCTTCCTGGCTATGGCACTGAGGTCGTTTACCCCGACCCCCGGTGCTTGGTACATGGGGATTGGGAGACGGATCTTGACATCGAGACAACGATGTGGTTGAATGGAGCCATGACCACCACCGTTCTCTTCGAAAACAGCGACTACGACCTGACCGACCTGGAGGATCGCTTCGACCTGTACCGCCAGGCCGATGGTGTCCCCACCCTCGACCGGGGTCTGCACCTGGTCTTCGACGAGCAGATGGACCTCATGCAGCCGACCTGCTCGATCTGCGACGGTCTCGGCCACGGATATCCTGGCGCCGGACCTTGCCCCCTGGAAGAGCGGGGCGAGGAAGGCGTCCCCTGGTGGGCTAGCTGAACAAGCGCCACCCTCCATCACCAGGGTAGGTGCCCCCGGGGTGGTGCCCGGGGGCACCGTCATGTCCAGGCATCTCCGTGGCCTTCCCTTGACCGCCGGGTGCTTACATAGCCTGGAACCTGCTAGAGGCCAAGGGAAGCCAACGGAGATACCTCCCTGGGGCTTCGGTTTCACGGTGCCACCCCGGTCTTGACGGCCAGGACGGGTAGCTGGTACGATACCCCCCAATCGAACCTCGGCCTGCATAGCTGGCCAGGCAATCTACCGACCTAGTTCGGTGGTCACAGTCTCCTGTTTCCGTCCGAACTCCCCAGGGAGGGTAGATACCATGGCCGAGAACGAGTCGTACGAGTTCCTCCCCGAGGACATCTCCGACTGGACCGACCGGACCAAGCTGGAAGAGGCCAAGGCAGCCGCACTGGCCGCCTTCGACGCTCTCAAGCCCGAGGCCAAGACCGCCGAGGATCTGGTCGCTCTGCAGGCCATCGCCGCCGACGTCGACAAGATCGACGAGCAGGTCGCCAAGATCGACGCCCAGGAGGCCGAGATCCAGGAAGAGCTTGCTAAGCTCGAAACCCGGGTTCGGCCCCCTACCGCCGAGGGCGATGGCGAGGGCGACGAGGGTGCTGGCGACGGCGACGGCGCCGAGGACGGCGAAGGCGAGGGCACCGAGCCTGGTGAGGGCGAGGGTGCGGAGGCCGAGGGAGAACTGGTGACCGCCAGCGGCAAGGGCCGGGTCAAGGTCAAGGCCGAGGATGTGGTCTATAAGGGGCCACGCAAGATCAACATCCCGATGTCCGAGGCTCGCAAGAACATGCCCGAGCCGGACTTCGACGCCAAGCCTGTGGCGTCGATCGTGGCCGCAGCCAACATCCCCGGCTACCCGGTCGGCGGCGACATCAGCGACATCCGCAAGCTGAGCGAGGCCGCATCCGCTCGTTCCCGGTCGCTCCCCGCCAACGGCAGCGGCGGCGAGCACATCATCGCCAGCATCGATCGCAGCCTGGACGGTCTGCCCACGGTCACGCCGGAGACGACTCCGGAGGAGTGGGAGGCGATCCACAAGCAGATCAGCGACCCGGAGCTTCTGGTCGCCGCTGGTGGCTGGTGCGCCCCGTCGCAGATCACCTACGACTTCTTCAACATCGCCTGCTCCGACGGCCTGATCGACCTCCCCACCTTCCAGGTGCAGCGAGGCGGCATCCGGTTCCCGGTCTCGCCGTCCATCTCCTCGGTGATGAGCGACATCTGGCTCTGGACCGAGAGCAACGACATCCTGGCCGTGACCGGCGCCGGTACCAAGCCGTGCGCCCGTCCTGCCTGCCCGTCCTTCATCGAGGAACGGCTGGACTGCCACGGCCTGTGCGTCACGGCGGGCAACCTCACCGAGCGGGCCTACCCCGAATTGATCGACAACCACATCCGGCTCACCATGATGGCGCACGCTCACGTCATCAGCCAGCGGCACATCGCCGAACTGGTGGCGGGGTCGACGGCGGTCAGCATGGTGTCCGGCACGGCGAGCGAACTGAGCGCCTCCTGGGGCATCCTCAACTCGATCGACCTGCAGGTCACGGACTACAAGCTCAAGTACCGGATGTGCGAGGGCGACGTCCTGGAGGCGGTGTTCCCGTGGTGGACCGTCCCGCTCATCCGGGCCGACATTGCCAAGCGCAACGCCTACGACGACCCGTTCAACGTCACCATGGCCGAGGTCCGGGCCTGGTTCGACCTGCGGCAGGTCCGAGCGCAGTTCGTCCAGGACTGGCAGGTCGGCTCCGGCAGCTTCCCGGGTCAGGCCACCGCTCGCACCGACTGGCCGACGGCTCTCCAGTACCTCCTGTACGCAGCGGGCACCTGGAGCAAGGGCGCCGGTCCCACCATCGACCTCGGCGTGGTGCGTGACAGCACCCTCAACGCCAAGAACGACCACACGGCGGCCTGGACCGAGGAGTGCAACCTCGTGGCCATGTACGGGCACGAGAGCCGCCTGGTCACGGTCGCAGTGGATGTGGCGGGCGTGTCCGGCCTGCAGGCCGACATCAGCGATCACCCCTGATCCTGAGGGGGCGTGACCACTATCGACGTCGTAGGGAAGGAGGAGTAAGGGAATGCCGATCACCCTGGCACGGGTTCCGGTTGCTAACCCGACCCGAGCGCCCCTTCCTTACGGCCTGCTCTCCGTGGCTCAGTCGCCTCCCGGCGGCGGTGTCCATTGGCAGAACGGAGTCCGGCTGCAGCCCGAGGCGTGCGGGGCTGCGTCGAGCACCGTCGATCCTTGCCCCACTCCACCGGCTGACAAGACCCCGACCGTGACCGACCTGGCCATCCGGGGGTCGGAGCCGTTCACGGTCTATTCTTGGGTTGACTGCGATGACTTCGGCGACAATGGGGTTGCTGAAGGAGTCGTCAGGCGGGCGCTGGAGTGGGGCGAGGGTGCTGCTGTCGAGCAGGTGTTCTGGACCGGCAACTTGTCGCCCACGGGCGGCGGTCAGACGGTCGAACCGCACCTGGCCGAGGACACGGCGGTCATCGCTGATGGCGATGTCCTGCAATCGGCGGCGACCGTGGTCGGCACGGCGGTCAAGCTCAAGCTGGCGCTGGGCCAGTTGGAGGATGCGCTAGCCGACTGCTACATGGGCCAGGGCGTTATCCACGTCCCACGGATCATGGGTCCGTTCCTGTCCGATGGCGGGATCGTCACCAAGCAGGGCACCCAACTGATCACCCTGAACGGCAATCTGGTGGTGCTGGGCACCGGCTACACCGGCAGCAGCCCAGCGGGCGTGGCCGGAACCAACTCCTCGATGTGGATGTACGCCACCGGCCAGGTGGTCATGCTCCGCTCCGATATCGATGTTCCTGACTTCCCATCTTCGTTCAACCGGGCGAAGAACGACCTGGTGATGATCGCAGAGCGCACGTACGTCCTGGCGTGGGAGTGCTGCCACCTGGCGATCCCCGTGGATCTCACGACGAGCTAGGAGGCACGATGACTGCCCTGTGCGCAACCCCGATCAAGGCTCGTCTGATGCGAGTCATCCGTCTGGATACCTGTGGTGTGCCCGTGTCGGGTGCCGGGTCCCTGATCGTCAGCAAGGGATTCGTATCGATCGAGGTCGCTCCCGAGTACGAGGACGGCCAGGAGTTCATCGTGAAGAACGCCAACGGCGACTTCTGCGTGAACGAGAAGGACCCGAACTCGCTCAAGCGGGTCGGCCTGACCATGAACTTCTGCGGCGTCGACCCCGACCTCATCGCCATCATCGCAGGCGAGCGAGTCCTCACCACGGGCGCCCCCGCCACCGGGACCGGCGTGGCCTTCGGCGAGGGACTCCTCACCGCCAGGTTCGGCCTGGAGGTCTGGCAGCCACTCGCAGGAGCTTCGGCCTGCTCCGGCGGCAGCCCGCTCTACGTGTACTGGGCGTTTCCCAACGTCGGCAACTCCAAGATCGGCAACTTCTCGTTCCAGCTTGGGACGTTCAACTTCCAGATGGTGTCGGACACCAAGCCTGCAGCGGTCCAGTGGGGGGACGGACCTACCAGTCCTCCCTACCTGCCTTCGGCGCTCACGAACGATGAGCACTTCGCCTTCAACATCACGGGGGTTACTCCTCCGGCCGAGACCGGGTGCGGCGCCGCTACCCTGACGCTTAGCTGAGGTAACTCGCCGTGCCTTTGGAGACTGCCGCACTCAACGCCGGGGCCGACGGGGTATCGGGCGTCATCGGTAAGGTGTCGCTGCATACCTCCAACCCCGGCGGCACGGGAGCGAACGAGGTCTCCGGCGGCGGCTACACCCGCCAGAACATCACCTGGGCAGCAGCGTCCGGTGGTGTGGCGTCAAAGTCGGGTGGCGACATCGCCTTTGTCGGCCCTGCGTCCCAGGCCATCACCCACGTGGGGTTCTGGACCGCAGCCAACGCATGGCGGGGATCGGTCGTGCCGACAGGCGACCTCGCCTTCAATGCTGCTGGCCAACTGTCGTTGACGGCTGCGACGATCACTGCGACAGGGTAGCCCGTGCCGTCGCCTGCATTTGCGGCGATAGGTACGCAGTACCAAGCCAGCGGCACCACCATGGTTGTGGGTGCGCCAGCGAGCATCGCTGTCAACGACATCCTGCGGTTCTCTGCGTTCGTCGACAGCATCACGGAGACGTTCACTGTCACGCCGTCAGGCTGGGTGCAAGCTCCGAACTCGCCGGTCACCGGGCCTGACAACCACCGCTTGCACATATGGTACAAGCGGGCTGTGGCTGGCGATGTGGGAGCCACCACGTATAGCTGGACCAAATCCGCCGGTGCGTACGCCAACGCAGCGATCGAGCGATACACAGGAGCTATCACCACCGGTAGCCCCTGGGACGTCACCCGTGGGGTGGGCAGCAACGTATCTCAGACCACCACCGAGGACGTCGCTGTCACCACCACAGTGGTTGACACGCTGCTGTGCTGGACCGGCACCGACTGGAGCGGCGGCAACTGGACCCCACCCACCGGGTTCACAGAGCGCCGGGACACTGGCGACAAGGTATGCACATCGGCAGATAAGCCACAGGCAGCGATCGGTGGAAGCGGAGCGATAGTCGGTACCTGTGCAACCGCCGACAAGCGATGCGCCTGGGTTGGCGCCCTAAAGTCGCCTGCAGCCAGCACCCCACAAATCCAAGCCAACGCCCCTGTTGCATTCAGCCTCGGCGCCTCGTCCTCGTCTCCCCACAACCTGGCCGAAAACACACCCGTTGCTTTCAGCCTCGGAGCTTCGGCTGCATCGGCGCATCGCCTGACCGAAAACACCCCGGTCAGCTTCGCCGAGGCAGTCAGCACGGCCGCTGGCCACGTGCTGGGGGAGAATACGCCGATCAGCTTCGCCCTGTCGGCTATGACAGATGCGCCAGGTGGGCCGTCGCTCATCGGCGCCAACGTGCCGCTGACCCTCAACCTGACGGGCATGACCGGAACCCACCATTCGGTCGGTAGCGCTGCTCCGCTGAGCCTTGCCGTCGGTGCTAGTATGGGGACCACCCGGAGCGTCGTAGCGTTCACGGGTCTCAACTTCACGATGTCAGTCCGGGTTTCCGATCCCGAGGAGGAAGGTGACTGGATGCCGTGCTCTCCCTGGGAAGTGACCTGGTGCTGCCCCGTGGATACCTTCTCGCCCGCAGCTACCGGCCTGGCAGCCCAAGCGGCCACCGAGGTCCTGTGGGGCCTGTCCGGCCGCCAGTTCGGATTCTGCGATGCCTGGATTCGACCGTGTAAGCAGGCGTGCCTTCAAGGCCCGGCCGCTGGGTGGCCTTGGCCAGACGACGGCGACTGGGTGCAACCAGCCCTGCTCGACGGCGAGTGGCTCAACATCACCTGCGGGTTCTGTCGGGGCGACTGCGGTTGCAGCAGCGCCGAACAAGTGACCCTCCCCGGCGTGATCGAGGCCGTGCTGGAAGTCCAGGTCGATGGCGTGGAGGTTACCGGGTTCCGGCTCGATGATCACCGTATCTTGGTCCGAACCGACGGCGGGAAGTGGCCGCTGTGCCAGGACTGGAACCTCAGTGGTGGCCTAGGCACCTGGTTCATCCTCACCCGGTTCGGCAAGCCCGTTCCCGCCATCGGCCTGCTGGCCGTGTCGGAACTGGCCACGGAGTTCCTCAAGGCGTGCAAGGGCGACCCCACCTGCAAGCTCCCACAGCGGGTCACCAGCATCGACCGCAACGGGCTGACCATCGCCCTGGATGACGTTCAGTCGTTGCTGCGACAGGGCCAGTTGGGGCTGACCCTGGCCGATACCTTCATCGCCACCGTCAACCCTCACGGCCTGGCCCAACGATCCAGGGTGTACTCCCCTGACATCATGTCCCCACGAGTGGTCCTTCCTCCTGTATGACCCCGAGCGATCATCTCATCATCACTGATCTGGTTCGCAGCCTCCTGGAGTGTGCACGTCAGGAGTTGGTAGAGCTTGATCCCACGTGGGATGGTCGGGTCTGCATGAACCCGTACTCGGTGCCAACCAGGGATGACTGCTGCAAGGGGCAGCTTCAGGGCACGATCGAGCGGTACTACCCATCCACGTCCTTCCCGATCGAGGATTTCGTGGCCCAGCCGTGCCAGGCCGGGTACTTCGTCGCCGACGTCATCATCAGTGTCCTCGGTTGCCTGGTCGGCATGGGCCACCACGGCGAGGCTCTGCCGTGCGACAAGCTCGACGACGCCCACGACCAGATGGTACAACAGGCGCAAGCCGTGTGGAAGGGCGTTACCTGTTGTCTCATGAACACCGACGTCGAGTGGGTGTACCGGTCACAAACTCCGCTCGACAATGAACAGGGTGGATGCATGGGCACCGACCTGGCGATCACGGTCGGCATCCCGGTGGGGTGTCCCTGTGGCTAGCCGGGTGATCATCCACAAAGCCGAAATCGACTCGCTACTGACCAGCCCCCAGGGTCCTGTCATCCAAGACCTGGTGCGTCGAGGCCGCAACGTCGTTAACCGGGCCAAGCGGAACGCCCCCGTCGACAGCGGCAGGTTGCGGTCCGACATCTCTTGGGAGCTTCGCCACGATAACGTCCCCTTCATTCGGGTAGGCAACTCGGTCGACTACTCACTCAACGTCCACGAGGGAACCGGCATCTACGGCCCTACGGGACGACCCATCCGGCCCCGTAGAGCTAAGGTGCTTCGGTTCAAGGTCGGCGGTAAGGTGATTTACCGCCCCCAGGTCCGAGGCGTCCGGGGTCGGCCTTACCTGCGGAACGCACTAGCGGCCGCAGCCGACTGAAAGGCAACCACATGAGCAGCCAAGAAATCATCGGGTTCGTCGAGGACTTCTCCGAAGAGGGAGAAGACATACCGCCGATCCCATTCAAGATCGACAACGAGGTCTACTACGTCGCCGGGGAAGCCCCCATCGGCGCCATGTTGGACCTTAGCAGCCTGGCCGCCTTCGACACCCACACCAAGGACGTCATGGCCATGGCTAAGGCGACCACCACGCTGATGAGCTTCCTCGACGCTGTGATGATGCCCGAATCTGCGGTTCGGTTCGCAGCCCGGATGCGTTCGCCGATCCGGCCCATCCGTGCCGCTCAGATCATGCGCATCATCCGTTGGTGCGCCACGATCTACTCGGGAAAAGACCGTACGGCGCCACCTGTCTCCTCACCGGATGGCTCCGTGACAACTGGGCCGAGTTTGACGGATGGTGCTGTTCCTGCGGGGTCAACCCCGCCAAGCTTCACGTAGCCCGCCTACTGAACCTGGTCTACTACTACCTGACACGCAATGCCAACGCCGAACAGAAGCGGGAGTTCGATAGGCAACTGGAGTGGGCGGATATGGCGCATGCAAGTGAAGAGAGGCCACCCGCCTGGTTCCCGTCAGACGAAGAGGCAGCACAAGACAGCCTGGCAATGGCGAGGGCGCTGGGCTTGCAGGTGAATCTCAACTAGGAAGGAGGAGGTCGTGGCCGGTCCCATCAGCGAGGCATTTGTTGACATCCGACCCGACTTCCGTCATTTCGACGCTGAGGTCCGAGCGGGCCTGCGTATCCTCCAGAATGAGGTAGACGACGCAGCCTCCGACGTCGAGCGGGAGTTCCGGGAAATGGCCCGGAACGCCAGCTTGGCGTTGGGGCGCATCGGTGATTCCAGTGAGTTCGAAGAGATAGCCGCTCAAGCTCAGATAGCGGGCGAACAGGTCGAATCCGCTTTCTCCGAAGCGGCACGTGGGTCAGACGAGTCGTTAGGCGACATTGGCGGCGGCAGCTTCATCCCCGTCACTACTGAAGCTGAGGTGGCGGGCGAGAGCGTCGAGCACAGCTTCGGCGAGGCCGCCCGGCAGTCCAACAACCACCTGCGTACCATCGGCTTGATCGCCGGTGGTATCTTTGCTGGGATTGCGGCTGCCGCTGTAGCAGCTACTGCAGCCATAGTCGGGTTCGGTGTCCTGCAGGCCAGCAGCCTGGAGCAGACCACGGTTGCCTTCACCGGCCTGTTGGGGTCGGCCGAAGAGGCGGGTGCCTTTATCCAGGACCTGCAGGACTTCGCTGCTACCACCCCATTTGAGTTCCAGGGCCTAGCGGAGGCAGGCCAGAAGCTACTCGGTGTGGGGTTCGCAGCCCAGGACATCATTCCCGACCTGACTACTCTCGGCAACGTCGCTGCTACTCTGGGCGTCCCGCAGGAGAACATCGAGGGCGTCATCACGGCTATCGGCCAGATTCGTGGCCTGGGCAAAGTCACGGCCGACAACCTCAACCAGATATCCAACCAGCTTCCCGGGTTTAACGCCCGGCAGGCCATCGCTGTCGGCCTGCAGCAGGAGCTTGGTATCTCCGCTGAGGAGGCGACGGCGAAGCTCGAAAGCGGGTCTGTCGACGCAGAGACCGGCATTCGCCTCCTGCTGGGAGCGATGAACGAGTTCCCCGGCGCAGCGGGTGCCATGGAACGCCAAAGCCAGACCCTCCTCGGCCTGTTCTCCACCTTCAAGGACACCATCAGCATCACGCTGACTGAGGCCGTGCAGCCGCTTATCCCGTTCCTCAAGGATACGCTGGCGCAGGCAACCCCGCTCATCCAGGAGGCGCTCAACTCGATCGCACCTGCTGCCATCGCCCTGGCTGGCGACGTCGGCCTGGCCCTGGTCGAGATTCTACGGGCCATCGGTCCGGGCCTGGGGGACATCCTGGGCGGGATTTCACGGGCGATCCGGGCACTTAGCCCCCTGATCGAGGGATTTATCTCCGCCCTGGGTTCCGGGCTTAGTGCGCTGGCCCCGCTCTTTGAGTCCATCGTCGTGGCTTTGGCGCCGGTTTTCACGGTCATAACCAGCCTCATCCAAACTGTGCTCCCGCCGTTGGTGACGGTGTTTGACGGTTTGGTACGGGCTATTACCCCCGTTCTCTCCGCCCTGGGCGGCGCCTTCGTTCAGATCATCACGGCACTGTCGCCGGGCTTGAACGCCCTAGCCGCCGTGTTGGTGGAAGTCGGCAATGCGATCGGTGCGGTACTGACCGAGGCGGTCATCGCTATCACTCCCGCCCTGGTCGACCTAGCGACCGCCTTCAGCGACCTGCTGGTGGCCGTGGCTCCGATCATCACGGGGTTGATCCAGGAGTTCACTCCTATCCTGGTCAAGATCGTTCAGATCATCGGCGGGGTATTCGCTGCCAGGATGGATCTCATCACCGGTCTGTTTGAGGCGCTTGCCGAGATCCTGGTCGAGGTTGGCCCCGCTATCCTCGACATCGCAGCCGCTCTAGGTGACGCCCTGCTCCAGGTGCTCGACGCCATCGCCCCAGTCCTGCCCGATTTGGTTCAGGCATTCACAGATATAGCCCTGGCGTTCGCAGACATCCTGGTGGCGCTGGCCCCGTTGCTTCCCCCGCTGGCCGAGCTTGTGGTGCTGCTAATCGAGAAGATCGGCGCCCCTACGCTGGTCCTGATTGCCGAAGCGGTGGCGACCCTGGCTGGCGCATTTGCCTGGCTAGTCGAGAAGGTGGCCGAGGTCGTCACCTGGCTGGCCGACCACCTGGGGCCTGCATTTAGCACGCTGTGGCACGAGGTCATCGAGCCATTCGCCCAATGGATTTCCGATACCTTCGGGCCTGTGTGGGATGCGCTGGTCAAGATCTGGAACGAGAACGTCAAGCCTGCCATAGATGCCATCGTGGGCGGCTTTATAGTGATGTGGCACGAGATCCTGGAGCCGTTCATGGGATTCATCACGGATACCGTGGTCCCCATCTTCGGCGCCTTGGCTGCGACCCTGATCGGCCCCCTGTTCGTGGCAGCGCAGCAGGTGTGGAGCATGCTGGGTGAGCTATGGAACATGGCCCGGCAGGTGGTTGCCGTCTTCGACGGTCCGTTGAAGGTGGCAGCAGGTGTCGTAGCCACCGCATTTGCCCTGGCTCTCGGGCCTATCCTGGCGCTGAAGAACGCCCTGGAAGAGGTGTTTGACGCTGCCGTATCCGCCTTCGGCAAGGTTAAGGAGGTGGCTGGGCAGATTGCTTCCAGCGGGATCACTGACCTGGTTGGTGGCAAGACCGGTCGTACCATCCCCAAGGCGGCAGCGGGTGGCATCTTTGACGAGGCTACCTTGGCTATCATTGGGGAGGCCGGTCGAGAGGTCCTGCTTCCACTCAACGACCCCGCACGAGCGCTGGCGCTTGCGCAAGCATCGGGGCTGTTTGATACACTGGCTGCGGCCGTCCGGCCCGCAGCGACCACCGCTGTTGCGGGCACCCCGAGTGCTGGTGGAGACGTGATCAACCTCGCCCTGTACTTCGCAGCCAACACCACCCCGGCCCAGGCTGATCGACTCAGTCGGTCGGCTATGCAGGCGATCGAGGACGAGAAGAAGAAGCGGCGTGCCGTCCTGGAGGCGAGGATCGCATGACCATCAACTGGAACCCACACGCCAAGCAGCAGGAGGGGCTGGAACACGCCCCAGCCGGGTACTCCCACGTCAAGAGCAACACCTACCAGGACCAGTGGGCGGTCACCTTCGAAGCGGAACACACCGGGGCGTTGACTGACGTCCAGATATTCCTGCCGTCATCAGCGAACGCCTCCTTCGCTGGACCCAATTTCAACAACCTCTACGCCCCCGTAATGGCTGAGCTTCACGCCGAAGGCAACGAGGCGACCGGCGACCCTATTCACGAGGTATTCGCCCCCACCAACCTGTTGGCGTTCTCCGGCGATTTCACCCTCCTCGACTGGGCCTACGGCACCCCCGACCTGGCCGACATCGTTGCCCCTAGCGACGGGCTGGGGTTCCGGGCCTATGGGACCGGGCACTTCGACGTCCAGTTCAACGTCGCCGCCTTCCCTCTGACCCGTCGTATCATGCGGATGGGGATCGGCGCCCAGGTCAACCAACAGTGGGGCTTCTATCGGTTCACCGCAGCGGGGTACCCGTTCTGGTCTCAGTCCGCCACGCTTCCCACCGCCTTCGCCCAGGAATCGAGCTTCTACCACGGGGAAGCGTGGGTAGAGTACGGCGCCTCGTCCTGGCAGTGGTGGACCCCGACCCACATCCGCAACTTCCGGTCCGGCGGGCCATGGTTCTACAAGTTCTACAGCCATCCGGGGTCCGATGGTACCTGGCTGTTCGATAGCTGCCGGATGCACGTCATCTCGGTTCCCGAGAACCGAATCGGGGTGGGACTCAACTATTACGTGCCGTCCTCGATCCCCGCCGAGGGCACCTGGTTCAACATCCCCATGAAGACGCCTGCCGCCACAGGCGCTCCTTCGGTCACATCGGGGAGCCGGTACACGCTGATCATCCGGCGCACAGGCGGCGACTCAGCCTACCCGGTCAGCCAGAACGGAGCTTCGCCGTTCCGCTACCTGCGTGGGTTCTCTCCGGAAACGGACGACTACCTGCTCAAGCCGGTAATCCAGAAGGAACCCGACCTGGCCGCCACTCATGCAGTCACCGCCCAGGGCGACGAGTCCTACTGGCAGAACGGCACTATTCAGGTGACCGGCCTTGGTACCCAGGTCGAGGGCATCGCCGCCGTCCGGTGGGCATCAGGCGGAGTAGCCCAACCCGAGTCGCAGCCGTACAGCAACCAGGAAGCCGGATATGTGTTCGGCATCCACGACATCGCCACCACCAACGCCCCTTCGACCGGGTATGTCCTCACCCAGTCGATCGCCATCTCCGGCACAGGTGAGTTGTACGGCCAGGTGATCGCCACGGTCGGATACGACAGGAACAACCCACCTGCATCAGATCTGGCGTTCGAAGTGCGCAACAACGTGAATGCCATCGTGCTGTCGGGCGCTCAGATCACCCCCGGTGAGTGGAACGCCATACCGGACAACCTGGCGCCAGCCAACGTCGACGTCATCGGGACGACCTACAAGCGGATTCGGGTGCTGTTTCCGATCGGCGGCGCCTTGAGTGCAGGCACCTACTCGCTGATTGCCAAGTCGCCAGCCACCAGCGAGTCTGCCCCCTGGAAGGTGGGCATCCTGACCGGGACCGACACCGGGACGCTGTTGGCCAAGAACCAGAGTATGAGCGGCACCCTGGAACAGGCCACCGGGGCGAAGCTGACCAGCCCGACCACTTACACGCTGTTCCCAGCTACCAGCCTGTTTGCAGAAGCTCAGATGGTGCTGTCCACCGTCCCAACAGCCCCCGCTAACCCCACGGCTACCGCCATCCTGGTTGGCGCCCACCACGTCGACATCGGCAACTGTGCCGTTCCTGGGGATACAGCCTGCGCAGAGGAGACCGTACCCGGCATCTTGATCACCTGGAGTGCGGTGGTTGAGGCTGGCATCATCGGCTACCAGGTGCAGCGCCAGGACGAGGGCGGCGAGTTCACCCTGGTGGCCATGACGACCACCGCCACAAGCTGGACCGACTTCGAATCTGAGATAGGCAACCTGGTATGCTACCGGGTCCGGGCCGTCCGGGACGACGGAGCAACGGGGACCTGGAGCGCCATCAAGTGCGCCTCGATCCCGGAAGGACGGATCGCACTGTCCTTTACGTCGAACTGGGCTACCGGCATGGGTGCCGTGTACCCCGAGGCGTGGGAGACCAACGGCAGCATCGAGCGTGATTTCGAGTTCTCTGAATACGACGACGTGGAGCGCCGCATGTTCTACGGCAAGAACGGCCAAGCGTCGTTCCATCCGGTAGAGCGGCGGGGTGTGATCTTCACGAGGACACTGCTGCTGAACGCCTTGGTAACCGTGGCGCAGCCCACCCTTGATATCGCCAAGCCGCTTCGGGACATATCGTGGGCGCAGATCCCATACGTATGTGTCCGGGATGGTGAGGGCAACCGCTGGTTCGCTTCCATCCGGGTACCCAGGCTCAGCAATAAGCGGCGAGGAGAGCGCTGGTTCTTGGAGCTTGAGGTCGCAGAAGCGACCACCATACCCAGCCCCGTGGACACCCAGCAGCCACAGGTCACCACCGTGGGGTTCCCATGACCCTGGTCGACTACTCCACGATGAAGGGCACCGCCCAGCGGTCCTCTACCTTCCTGTTCGAAGTGATGACGATGGACCTGCTGCCCATCGGCATCCTCGATGTGAACCTGGACCGTCCGCCCGTCCTGAACAACAACATCAACCGCACCATCAAGCGCAGCATCAGCAACCTCACGTTCCCGATGCATCAGGCCGTCGACGTCGATATGCTGATGGACCACATCCGGGTGTCCATGATCCACTCGGATGGGGTGTTCCCGATCGGCGTATTCATGTTCGCTGACCCTTCGGTGGCACGCAGCACGGGCGGCGACTGGGTAGACGCCACCCTGGTGGACCAGGGACTCATGCTCGACCAAGCCATCGAGGTTGGGTTCGCTATGGCGCCGGGTTCCTTGATCACCCCGGCGATCGAGGAACGGCTGATGAGCCGCATGATCCACGACTTCGAAGTCGAGGCTAGCGGCCGTACCACAGGGTCGGATTGGATATCGTGGCCGATCGGCACCACCGACCTTACCATCATCAACGATCTGTGCGCCCTACTCGGGTTCTACTCAGTCTACTTCGACAACGCAGGGAAGGGCATCGCCCGGTCCGTCCCCAACCTGGCCGTGACAGATCCCGATTTCATCTACGGGCTGGGGACTTCGGTGATCACCGACTCCATCATCGAGTCCAACGACCTGCTGTCGGCCCCGAATCGGTACATCGTCGTCAACAACGGCATGAGCGACGCTCCCGTCTCCGGGTTTTGGGATGTGCCCGATTCGGCGCCCCATTCGTTCGCCAACCGGGGGATGCACGTCGCCAGGGTGATCGACTCGCAGTCGGTATCCGATAACGAGCAGGCCGCCGCTATGGCGCAGGCGCTAGGCCAATCCGACACATCGACCTACGAATGGGCGTCGTTCAACACAGCCATCAACCCGCTGCACGATACGTTCAACGTCGTACAGTGGGATGGTAAGAAGTACCACGAGCAGGAGTGGTCCTTCACCCTCCAGGACGGGGCGGATCAACGCCATGGACTAAGGAGGGTCTATGGATGACCTGATCCTCTCTGACGAGCGGCAGGAAGCCGACCTAGAGACCACCCTGGTTGGCACGTCCTCGGCTGTCAAGCAAGCTCGCAACCGGGTAGGTCTCAAGCGGCCAGCCACGGTCCTGTCGATGGAAGCAGACCGTAGCGTCGCTATGGTGGTCGATGATCACGATCCTCTCGGCATCGCTTATGGAGCCACCGTCATTTGCCCTTCCTACCTGCAAGCGGGTGATCGGGTGATGCTGGAGCACTACCCGCCGCACGGCACTCTGGTAGTGGGGCTGATCCGAGGTGGCAAGGTCGGGTGGTCTTACGCAGGCAACTCCCAAGCTGACGTGCCTGGGTTCTTCGGTACCGGCTGGGCCAACGACAGCGGGACCGGGGCGCTCGATACCGACACGTATCCCCAGGCATCCTGGACTCGCACCAATGGGGTGGTCGAGCTTCGGGGCCGGGTCCATCGAGTAAGCGGGGCGGCCAACCTGATGATCTGGTTGCCACCGGGGTTTAGGCCCCGAAACAATCTCCTGTTCTGTGTGGTAACGGCGCCTATCGCTGCCGCCGGAGTCGCTCAGGTTAAGCAGAACGGCCAGGTATCTGCCGTCAACGGCACAGTGGACTCAGGCAGCGGTGGGTTCATGCATCTGGACGGGATCCACTTCTCCGTAGAGTGAGGGCACGATGGTCAAGGTATACGAATACATCGGCAAGCCGCATCAGGTGCCCATCGTGGCCACCCTGTGGGGTGGGTCCAAGGCCGTGGTCGGGCACCACATCCCGACCGACACGCTAATCACCACTATGTCCACGTACAGCACGGGGGCATCCGGGTACTGGGAACTCGACCTGTTCCCGAACAGCGAAATCGAGCCAGCCGGTACCACCTGGCGCATCATGCGGGACGACATTTGCAGCGATAACCGTGAGGACTACATCACGTTTATCAGCGTGCCTGCCTCGGGTGGCCCCTTCCTGGCTTGGGACCTGCAGGTGGCCGGGCCTGGCACCGTCCAGGACTCGGCGCTGTTCGTGCACGCCAGCAGCCCGTCCCATCTCTCGTCAGCGATCCAAGCTCCGGCGGGCGGGTGGGGTCCGATTCCCTGGGAGCAGGCTCAGAGTCGATTGATGCGGGGGGTGGTGTTCGGCGACTCGGTGCCGCTTGGTCAGTTCTCCTCCAACTGGCTCAGCAAGGGATACATATCTGTCGCACGCAACCTGCTTCAGGCCGCCCTAGGGGACGGCGGGTCTGGATACCAGAACCCGGTAGCGGGCAGCACGGTCGAGGTCGGCGGCGGGTATGTTTCTTTCACAGGCGCCTGGACCACCGCTGATGAAGCGGGGGTGACGAGGCAGAGCATCAAGCCGACGGTGTTGGGTAACGGCGCCATCGCTACGTTCACCGCCCGGGGTACCAGCGTCGATATCTGGTTCAAGACGAACACCGGGTGGGGTCCATGGCACTACCAGATCGACGGCGGGTCCTTCGTGTCCGTCACCCTGAACGTGGCTCCCTCGATCCTCAAGGTCACCATTAACGGGCTGGCCCCCGGCAACCACACCGTGGCCGTCCGAGCCACCACAGGCGACGGTCGCCTCTACGGGGTTGGGGGTCGCAACGCCACGGGTGTGGTCGTCCACAACGCCAGCATCGGCGGCACCCTCATCACGGCTCTGTCGGATGACGTCCCGCTGACGTCCAACGCCGATTCCTACCTCGATACCGAAGCGTACCATACGTTCAATCAACTGGGTCCGGTGGACTTCGCCATCCTGGCGCTGGGGATCAACGACATCCTCCTCGACACCGATATCACCACCTTCGTCGAGAACGTGTGGAACGCCCTGTCAG